CCACGTAGGAGAAAAAAATGACGAATAAAAAGAAGAAGACGGAAGCCGAAGAACTTCAAAATGAAGCTCAAAAGACTGAAGTCGATGAAGTGGAAAAAAAATGGTATTCTGGCAAAAAGGACAAAAGTAAAGCGATGGTAGAAGAAAAACAAATTCCAGTCGAAGAAGAAAAAGTTTTGGTTGAAGAACCAGTTGTTTTAGAAGAGAGAAATTCTCAAACGATTGAAGAATCTGAGCAAAAACATAAAAGTATTAGTGTTTTAGCAAAAACTAATCCGACTCAGTATTGGAAATATCGTGATGTTGTCGAACAACGTCCTTCTGGAGCGCGTAAATATTTTCGTTCAAAATAAAAAAAAGTAATAGATGACATTTATAAAATCAATAACATTGCGTCCTCGACCTCATTTTTTGAGGTTGAGTGTGCGCCCTTTGAAATGTGTTTTTAGACCAAGAGAAACAATTGTTCTACGACCACAGTTAAAAGAGTTCAAACATACCCGGCCACCTTCTTATAGGCCAATTGTAAAAAAACAAATGGAACCAGCCGATTGGGATGAAAATTGGCTAGAGTGGGCCTCTACTGTGCCTGGCTTTGTGGATGCGTTCACAAAAGATATGGAGGGTAAAGTCAGCGGCATGTATGACTATCAAGTCGAACACATGCTTGATAAATCTTCTTTTAGACATAGAGACAAATCCAGACAGGTTGGATATAGTTATGTGTTTTCTGCTGAATCGCTTGCAAAAGTTCATCTAAAAACATATCAGACTTCAATTTTTATTTCGATGAATCAAGATGAAGCCAATGAAAAGATCCGTTATGCTGAAAGTTTGTATGACGCAATACCAACAGAATTTAAAAAAGCTTTGGTGGTGCGTAACAAACAAAGCCTTGAATTTCAGTCTGGGAAAACTACAAATCGTATTTTGAGTTTTCCACAGCGTCAGCCACGTGGTAAGGGTCTGAACACTGACGTTTACTTGGATGAATTTGCTCATATGCGTGATGCACAGGCGATTTATACAGCCTCTACACCTGTTATCACTCGTGGCTCTGGTGTATTGACTGTTGGTTCGACTCCACTTGGAAAATCTAGTTTACATTATAAGATTGGCAGCGAAAAAGAAAACTTTGCAATGTTTTCTAGAATGAATGTCCCTTGGTGGTGGTGTCCAGATTTTTTGCGTTCGGATGTAGATGTTAATGAAGCTAGAAAATTAGCTCCGAACATGAGTACTGACGACCGCGTGATGATGTTCGGGAACACAAAACTTTATGCGATTTATAAGAGCAATCCTAAATTAGAATTCAAGCAAGAATATGAAATTTATTACATTGATTCTTCTATTAGTTATTTTTCATTAGATTTAATAAGATCATGTGTTTACAGCGATATTGACGGAAATGAATTAGAAGATAATATTGATCCTTCAGAGATTCCAGAATCGTGGAAGCCATATACTGATAAAACAGGAAAAGAAATTGTTCCTGACACAATAATGGGTAGATATGATAAAGACAAAAAGAGAAAAGTAATTTGGAAGGGCTTTGTCGAAGACCTTTACTTTTTTGATGAAGAAGATTTTAAATTAAGAATAAATGATCTTGTTTCTTTGGTTAGAATGGATATCGCTGTTCGTGGTTGGGGAAGACATTTATTTTTTGGATATGATGTTGGCCGGGTAAATGATAGTGCTGAACTTTCACTTTTTGAAGAAATAGAGTTCGGAGACTTCAACCTTCATGTGGAGAGAATGTGTCTCGGACTTTATGATATTCCATTTTACCTTCAAGAATACGCCATAAATAAAATTCTTTCTTCTATTTCGGTTGAAGGCGGAATGGTTGACGCTACCGGAATGGGGAGTCAATTGGGAGAAAATATTGCGAGAATACATTCTCAAATTATTCCTGTGAAGTTTACCCCAGAAAGGAAGGGTTTATGGGCCAGGAGATTCAAGCAGAGGCTTGAGGATAGAACAATAGGGTTAATAGACGATAAGCGTTCTATAACGCAGATTCACAGCATTAGACGTAAAATAAGCGAATATTCAAACGTGAAATATGAAGCCGAACAAAACACTGAGCATCATGGAGATAAGTTTTGGTCAAAGGCTCTTGCTTCTGCCTCTGGAAACTTTTATGAAAAGAATTTGTCGAATGATGTTGACTATAAGGCAGATGATGAGCGTATAATATCCCAGCAGAATTTGTCTCAGATAACGCATGGGTCAAATAAATATGGTAGAATTGAGCCAAGTTCGTTTTCAGTAAAAGAGTCTGATTTGGTTAGGTTTGTTAGAGGCAATAGCGGAGCGTTTAATTCTGGTTCTATGATGAGTGAATTTTTTGATTTCAAATATAGAGGTTAAAGTGGGAAAGAAAAAAAATTCTGATATTGCAAAACAAATTTTGCAGATTTTTAGAGAAGACGAAGAAATACATGCGGAAATGTCTGAAGTTTTTGCAGAATTAGAAGATCCTTCTGATGAATCTCCTTCGTTTGCTAATTCTAAACTTCGCCAAACTGATATATTTTTTGCTAATTTAAGCAACAGTATCGGAACTTATAATTCGGATCGCATTCCTGTTTCGACTTATGACAAAATGTTGCTGGATCCAGATATAGCTCTTGGAAGATCATTTGTAGTTTTACCAATATTGGCGCAAAACTTCCGCATTGATTCGACTGACACAGATAAGGCTCTTGTCGTTCAATCTCTTGTTAAGAAAATTTATCGTGAGCTTATGCGCAATATGCTTACTTCATATGATTATGGTTTTTCAGTTGGAGAAAAGATTTTTGAAAAACTTCCGAATTATAAACTTACAGTAAAAGATGAATCTGGAAATGAAAGAGTTATTCGAGAAGGTTATACTGTTGGAATTAAAAAAGTAAAATATGTCAAACCGAGTAGCGTATCCATCGTTAGAGATAAAAAAACAGAAGAAATTAAATATGTTAAACAAGAAAATTATTATGCGAAGAAGCAACCAAAAGTCAAATATGACAAAGTTGTTTGGTTCGCAATGGATGAAAAGTTTGGAAATGTTTTTGGTATTAGTCGATTAAAACCTGCGTATCAGCCGTGGTATTGGTATCAAATAATTATCCAGTTTATGCTCAGGTACTTGGATAGAACAGGAAGTCCAACCGCTGTAGCGCGTGCTCCAAGAGGAACCACTGTTACTAAGGATAAATTGAAGGTTGATAATATGGACGTTGGTCTGGCTGTGGCCAACGCAGTGTCAAGCAACTCTTCAATTGTATTGTCCAGCGACCTGTATGCTGAATCGCGTGAAAAGAAGTGGGATGTAAAGTTTCTGGAAGATACTAAGCGCGGGGATATGTTCTTAGAAGCGTTAAGATTTTTGTCTGTGAATAAAATGCGAGCTATGCTGATTCCAGATAAAGTTGGAGTTTCAGAAGGTTCAAACACTAATGCAACTGGTGTGAATAATACTGATATTCACCTTTTGTCGGAAGAAGCTCTAGTTCAACAAGTTGAAGATGTTTTAAATAAATCAGTTGTTAATGACTTGATCAAATACAATTGGCCTCCAGAAGAACGTTTTCACGCTCAAATAAAAATTGAGCGACTTAACCATGGTAAACGTAATCTTTTGCGTGATACATTGTTAAGAATGTTGATGTTTGCTGGCGGTGTAAGTGATACAGACAAGCCGAAAACAATGCCTTCAATTAAAGATATGTGTGAATTTTTGGAAATACCTTATGAGGAATATGATGCTATTTTTACTCCAGAAGAAGATGGTTCAGAAAAAACTGATATAATGAAGCCGACAGAGAAGGCGGATGCTAAAGATGATAGCAATGAAAAATCCGTTAAAGAAAAAAAACGCACGCAAGAAGAAATAAATAACAGAAAACGTTACTTTGAAAAAGGAATGGAAGAGGTTTCAAATGAAGTTTAAAGAAATGAAAAAAGCCATCATGTCGAGAAAAACTTTTGGTTTTAAGCTCGCTGAAGATGAAAAAAATAAATTAGCAGATAGTATAGTTAATGTTATTTCAAACAATCAAGATTCTTCTGAAGAAGACTTAACTGATATGATTTCATCACTACCAGACGATATTAACATTTATGTTGACGATGGTGGCTTTATTCGATTTACTTCTATTGACCTTGAAGAATTGGCTAAAATTGAAAAAGAAGCAGATCCAGAGAAAGATAATTCAGCAGAAAAAGAAGTTGAAAAATTTTCGGAAGATTCTGAAGGAAATAAATTTGCTTGCAGTCTTGAAGATGGTGGTTGCTTCGAAAATAACTCTCCGAAAGTGTATTCTCTTTCTGACAAGAAAGAAGCTGGCTTTTATAGTTTGGCCCAAGCAGATTCAAAAGTAGATAAAACAGGCAGAACAAAAATAGAGGTTTTAAGACAAGGAAATTTTGATCATTACTGGTATGGCGAAATCGTTTTTAATAGAGACTATTTTTTGTCTGTAATGGCGAATTTCATTAATGGTTCTGTTGCTCGTGAAATTTCTTTCGATTTTCAACATCAACCTGAATATGGTGCTGCTGCATGGGTTAAAAAGTTTGGCATTGAAGCGCGTCGTTTTAGTGATGGGATTGCTCGATGGGTGTTGACCTCCGATATAGAATATACAAAGATGGGTTTGGAATCAGTTCAGGAAAAGAGATTCAAGTATTTTTCAGTTGAAGTGAGAGATGCTTTTACTGATAAGGAAACAAATTTTTTGCATGGTCCTACTGCAATGGGTGGTGGACTTACTAATAGACCGTACATTCCGGGGATGAAAGTTGTTACTACGCCTGGTTCTACTGAAGGAGGGTCCGCCAACAGTAGTTCTAAAAATAGTGATAAATATTCTGAACCAAAAACAAAGCCCGCTTCGGAAGATAGCGGCGAAGGAGTCGGAAAGATGAAGAAACTTGAAGAAAAGATCGCGGATCTTCAGGCAAAATTCGACGCTATTGAGGATAAAAAATCCGAAGCGGCGCAGCTCTATGGAGAGCAGATTGATGCCTTGAAGGATGCTCAGAAAATGTTTTCTGAAGTAAACGCTCAAACTGAAGCTGAAATTGCTGAGAAGTTTAACGAACAAGCTAAGAAGCTCAGTGAGCAAGATCAGAAAATGCAGGAAATGGCCAAGGTTAATGAAAAACTTTTGGCTGAAGCTGATGAAGCTCGCGAAGAGCGGCGTAAGTCAGATGTTGAGCTTTATTGTAAAACTCTTGCTGAACAAAATCACACTCCAGCCGTTGTCGAAGTTGTCAAGAAACATTTGACCGCTAATCATGTCATTGAACTTTATAAGTTCTCTGAAGAAGGCGCTGCTGACAAGTCAATTGCTTTGAAAGATGTGATTGATGAAATTCTATCCGCTATTCCAAAAGAGGGAAAAATTGATTTAGGTGAGAACCTGAAACATGATGCGACTAAGAATCCTGAAAAAACCGAAAAAGACGAGAAAATTGTTTTGTCTGACGGCGAAGAGATTGACTTGATGGATGAAGATCGCATTAAGAAGAATCTGGCTAAAGTTGGCGTTAAAACCAAGTAAGCTATTTATGTAAAGACGATTTTTTGTCTTAAACAAGGAGAGTCAAAATGACTGCTAGTAATCAATATGGTTATGTTGAATTTGACGGCGTAGGGATGAGCGAAGAAATCCTGGCCAGTTCTCATGACCTTGAAAAAATCTCAATCACCATTGGCCCAGGCGCGACTGATCCGTCTAACACCAATGGCACTGAAATCCTTCGTCGTGGTCTGCTTATGTATGTACCTGCTGGAGCAGATTATTACAAAGAGTTGGACGTTGTTCCTCCCACCCCAGCGGAAATTGAAACTATTATCGTTCTAGGCGCTGAAGTCGTTATGAACGCTGGTGGTGCTGCGGCCAATGAAACTGCCGTTGCTATGGCTTATTTCACAGCCACTTTCAAGAAAGAAAAAATCTTTGATTCCACTGGTTTCCAAACCAATACGCATTGGGCCGACCTTAAAATCGGTACTACTGTCACTGGTTCTGGAGCATTGGTTTCACGACTTCGTGAACGTACCAACGTTTAATAATTTTTGTGTTTCCTGACTTTAATTAGTTTAGGTAAAGGAGAGAAAAATGGACGGATTTAAAAATCACAAGCTGCTACAACCAGCCTATGTGAACAAAGTTGTGGACGCTATTGTTCCCGACACTTCTAGTTATGATTTGGTTAGTGATGTTCCTTTGGTGAACACCGACCAAGAAACCATTACAGTTGACGAACAATATGCCATGAGTGGAATGACTCAGGCCGTTTCGCTTGGTGCTGAATCGCCCACAGTAGAATATGGTTCTCGCAGCCAGTTCTCTTTCCGCCCTGCATTCTTCCGCGAGAAGATTATGCTGAGCGAAAGCGATATGCGTGTCATGCGTAAGATGGGTACTGCTAGTGAAGTCGAAACTGCTGAACAGAAAATCACTGAACGTTTGAGTGGTCTGCGATTCCGTCTTGAGACACGTCTTGAGTGGTCTAAATGGCAGATGATGATGGGTCATTTAAATGTGACTCAAGATAACGTTACTATTGACGTTGATTATGGCATTCCCGCTGAGTTCACTCCCGCTCTAGTCGGCCCCGCGACTTGGGATTTAGCAACGAGCGATCCTCTTGCTGATATGCAGAATTGGCTCTATCAGTTCCGTGATGAGGGTACTGAACCTAAGTATTTTGAGTTCAATATGGCAATTGAAAAGTTGCTGTTGCAAAACGACAAAATTCGAACCCTTCATGAATCACAGTTTACTGGAACTGGCTCACGTGCAGCTATGATGAATCGTGAAGCTCTTGGAAACATTCTGTCCACTTTCGGTGGTCTTCCTTATCGTGTTTTTGATAAGGGTTATATGTTTGACATGAAGATGAAGACTCCAATTCTTGGTGGTGTCACTGTTACTGTGACCTTGGCTGAAAATGATGGTCTTGCTGTTGGTGATGAAGTTGTTTTGATTCACGCTCGTGGTCAACGTGTGGCGCGTGAAAAGGCGACCATTTTGAATGTCGTCGGTCGCACCATCACATTTACCGCTGCTCCTCTGGAAAGTTATCCAGAAGGTTCGCGCGTAATTATTAAACGTCGATTTATCCCTGACAATCGTTTCGTCATTCGTGGTGAACTTCCTTCAAATGTCATTGGCGGTCCAAATATCGCTGAGTTTGTTAGCACTCCTAGCGCTTATGGCCCTGGTGGTATGATGAATCCGACACCTGGAATTTTCAGTAAGGTAATTATTGATGATGATGGTGATCCGCCCAAGATTCAACTTATCGAAGGTGTTTATGGACTTCCCATTCTGTACTTCCCCACGGGAAATATGGTTTCGAAAGTAACTGCGTAGTAGACACGCAAGCTTTTTTGGGTTTATAATGGCCCGGTTCCGGTTAATCTGGGCCGGGCCATTTTTATAAAAAGGAGAAGAGATGAAAAAGTTAGAAGATTTTACAGTTTCGGTTAATTTGCATGGTTGGCAAACAAAAGTAGATGGGAAACTAAAGGTCTATCCTCGCGCGTTTAAAGCCAAAGGAATTCAAATTAATGACGCCATGGTTGAATGCCTTGTAGAAGGCTATCAATTTAGCGGACGTAGCGGAAAGAAATTGCCTGTATTAAGTCTTGTTGGTGGAACTCAACAGGAATTGCAAGAAGCCTTTAATGCCCTTACAAAAATAGAACGTGTCGAAAAAATTCGTGAATTGGCTCGTAAGGAAGTTATGGAAACGCTTGGGCCTGATGAAAAGAAGCTGGTTCTAAAGGGAATGAACGAACAAGCTGAAGAACAAGCTGAAGAACAAGCTGAAGAGCAAGCTGAAGAGCAAGCTGAAGAGCAAGCTGAAGAGCAAGCTGAAGAGCAAGCCAAGAAAATTAAGAAAGCTGAGAAAGCTGAGAAAAAAGCTAAGAAGAAAAAGTTGAAAAAAGAATCTGGTGAATAGCCATGTCTCAAAACGAAAAAATTGAAGTTATTCGTAATGGCGTAGCCGATGGCTTTGTCAAAAAGAAGTATGATATATTGAATAGAAACGTTACTTCTACGAAAATAATTGATTCCATGTATCATAAGGTCGATGGCAAAGCCCCAGATAAAGAAGAAATTAAATCTTTTTATAGAACGAGAGAAAAAAGGATTTCTTCTTTTCTAAAAGCGCGCGGGTTTCCTTATAGAGGAATGGAAAAAGTTTTGATCTCAAGCAAAAATGGAAAGTCTAAAACAATTGTTGTGTTCTGTTTTGATGGCGGTGATGAGACTCGTCAGTCAATATTTGAATATTACAATTCCGATGAACGACAAGACTTTAACGTAAATGCAAAAAAAATTCTTGCTGAGTTTTCAAATATAACTTCAATGATTTCAAATTTTTAGCTCTACTTCTTTCAAGTCAAATCTAAAACATTTTTTTTATGTTATCATTAAAACACGGAGGTTTTTATGTTGGATCTTAATATTATTCTCGGATACCAAAATGTAATTTTTATGCTTGTAGTGATCGCGATAATTAGCGCGATTAAGAAAACGACAAAAGTATATAAAATTGACAAAAAGAAAATTGTTTTGGCCATAGTTCCATGGCTTCCGATTTTGTTAGGATTAGGGCTTTCATTTATTCCAGGGGCAATAGAAGGTGCTTCTACACAAGGGAAAATTATTACTGGCATTGCTTTGGGTGGAATCAGTGGCCAAATTTGGAAAATAGTTAGAACCAAACTAGAATTGTTTGGAAAAAAATAATGAACGTTCTTTATTCAAAGGGACTTTTGCTATTTAATCTAATTAAGAGCAATATGACGTATGTTCTACTATTACTGGCGACCGTTGCTGTTGTGATCGGCGTTGTAGTAGTGTTTGTTGGAGGGGCCAAATCTACTGCTAAATCTATTTGGTCTAAATGGAGTTCTAATTTTTATGAAAATAAGCTTAAAGAGTTGACAAAAAAGAAAAGTATAATGGAAGAGTTCGACATAAAGCATGAAGAAATTTTAGCAAAATTGGATAAAGATATAGCGTTAGTACACAAAACAAGTCAAAAGAAAAAATTAGAATCTTTGGGATTAAATGATGAAGAAGTTGCAAAACAGCTTACCGATATGGGTTTTTAAATGAGTTCTATTCTACTATTGTGTTTTTTGAATTCTGTTGCATTTGGCGCTGAACCAATCACATATGATGGCAAAGAAGGAATTTTCATAGAGTCTCAAAAGGCTAAAGAATTGCTAAGTTCTGTGGAAGAGAAAGAATCTTTAAAAAAAGAAAAAGTTCTTCTTCTTAAAAAAATAGAAGTATTGGATTTAAGAGTAAAAAATTCTAAAGGTATTTTGAAAATAGAGGAAAATAAATCTGAAATTTTAAGAAAAAGAATTGAATTTTTAATAAAAAAACTAGAAGAAAAAGAGTCAAAAGAAGAACGCTTTTTGTATGTTGGGGTTGGATTAATATCACTTGGTGTTATTATTGGAATGGGCACTGTGTTTTTATCTTCTGAAGTGTTACTTAACATTAGGTAAATGTTGTATAGTTGTTATATCGGAATTTAACAGAAAGTGTTCAACATGCCTTACGGAACAATGATACACGCTGAAGCGGAACATAAATTATTGGATTCGGCCAATTTATTAACCGCTCCTGTGTCAAAATTGTTGCATGTAGATGGGTATTCTGAAGCGGCCATAAGGGTTGAGTTGTCTCATGTCGCGGCGTCCAAAATTAGTATGAGAGTTGAAGCCACCTGGGATATGGTCAATTTTTTCTTTATACAGGATAATTTTGGTTTGAACACAAGTGTATCAACTGGAAATTTTGTGATGAGTAGAGATGTTTCTGGAAATTATAATTGGCTTTGGAATACGCCGACAATTGGTGTAGCAATGCGTTTTAGTTTTACTGGAACAGGCCCTACTGGTGACACAATAAATGTGTGGGGCGGAGTTTTCGCATGAAAAGTTATGGTCCAATAAAGTATAAAAATAGTGGCGAGATTTTGTCTACAACTTTAGCTGGTGGAAATGAACAGTTTATTGTTGATGTTGATGGTTTTTCTGAAATGGGATTGTCTTCAACTATTGAAAATCATTCAAGTTTAACAAAAATTGATGCCACTTTTGAAGCTTCATATGATAGCGGTTCAACATGGTATAATATTACAGATGATTCTGGAGAAAATGATTTAGTTTTGTCTAAAGCTATTTCTGGAAATGTAAAGTGGGTGTGGACAGTAAAATCAAGAGCACAGTTAATCAGAGTGACGTTTGCTCCTACTTCCCCAGGCGGAGAGTCATTGAGTGTCATGGCGACCGTTAGTGCTGTTCCTGTTAAAGCACAAGCGGCACAAAGTGGTGGAGGCGGTGGCCCTGTAACAGCACATCACACTACTCACGAAAGTGGCGGTTCTGATGAAATTAATGTTGCGGGTTTATCAGGAGAATTAGCTGGACTCCAGAAACCAAAATTACATCACACTACTCACGAAAGTGGTGGTTCTGATGAAATTAATGTTGCGGGTTTAAATGGTGTTCTTCTTGACCCTCAGCATCCAATTCGTTCCGCACAAACTGTTATTGTTGCTAAATCAGGAGGTGATTTTACTTCTATCAATGCAGCAATGGCTTCTATTACAGACGCTGTAAATATTAAACCTTATGTGATAATAGTTGAATCTGGGCTGTTCAGTGAACTTCCCGTACTAATGAAACCATTTGTTAAAATCGTTGGAAGAAGTAATAATTCTATAGTGGTTGCTGGTAATAATTCAGCTCCATTGTTTGATATGGCAGATAACAGTTCAATAGAGAACATTTCGTTAAGTGGGCCTACTTCTGATGTTGCAATGCAAGCGTCTGGAAAGACTAGAGTTGGTGTTAAGAATTGCGTTTTTTTCCAAGGTCAACAAGCAATAAAAATAAATAATTCTGACGCTTCTGTAGAAAATTGTAAATCATTATCTGGCGTGAATATATTTTTGAATATTTCTAATGGAGCTACAGTAAGTGCTAACGGATTGCTTTCTTATTCTCAAATTTCATTTCAATGTTTCGGCTCGGAATTGTGGATTCATAATTCTGGTGTAGCAGGTGGTTCTTATGGTCTGACAGTTGATTTAGGAGGTTCAGCTTATCCTTCAAATATAACTTTTAATAATTGTCAAACAGTTATCCACACTGGATCTACGGGAATAAATAGAGTAGTTGGAAATAGTGTTATTAGTAAAGGGTTGTCCAATTTCGATATTTTACAAGAGTCTGGTACAAGTGAAATTTCTCTTACGGGTTGTAGTTTAGACGAACATAAAATTCAAGCTGATGATTTTACTAATATTAATATTCAATTTTCATCTAGAACAGAAAGACAAGAGACTTTTATTTCAACTGTAAGTACTTCCACAGGAGTTCCCGAATATGGTCAAGAATCTCATATGGGTGAAGGAGGGGAAACTTCTCGTGGCATAAGGGTGTATGAATATTTGAATTCTTCTGGTGTATTCACTAATGTCACTCTAGCTGCGAAATCCGCAACAGGTTCTACGTTTGGCATCCCAGGGACTTCTGTGAACGATGCTCTTTATATTTCTTGGGACCTTAATGACCAAGAATTATCCGATAAGAAGAGGTTTTTTGGGTCCATGTTTGACATTGTTCAAGCGGCTGATTTAGGTGGAACTGGAGAAATTGTTATTGAATTTTGGGATGGTTCTACATGGTCTTGGTTGAACACTATGTCAACACAAGAAACAGGGAAAAAACTTCCATTTACTAATTATGAAATTTTTCAACGTATTGGGAAAGAATCTGTACGCTTCGATAAAAGACTTGATGACCAGTGGGTTAAAAATGATCCAGTGAGTTTGGGTAGTATTCAATATTGGATTAGATTTAGGGTGGCCGTCGTTATAACAACAGAACCTATTTTTGAACTATTAAAACTTCATCCTTCTCACACTCATATCGGACATGATGGCTGGATTGTGTTTCATGGAAAAGCTAGGCTTCTTCGTTATGTTGAATGGAATCTTGGCCTGTTAGAAGGTTTTTATCATCCCCCTGCTGCTGCGGATTTGTATCTAGGAGATCGTCTTGGTTGTGGTCTTCAGATGAATAACTTCATGGATGGAAGCGAAGATTTATCTGGTTTGAATACCTATCTTCCTCTGGATATAGATACAAGTTGTCCTATTGTCTTAAAATGGTCTTGTGTTGGTTCCGATGATGACCCGACAAATGAATCTGATTGGACGATTAGATGGGGGTGGACATACGATGGAGAAGATATATTCTTTAGTAGAGCACAAGCTCCTGCGGCAGGAGGAAATGAGCAGTCTATTGATATTTCTCTACTCATCCCGGCAAGAAGAATCCAGAACACATTTTCTGTAGAATTAGATGTATCTGAGATGAAATCAAGAAGAGATGGTGGTAATGGAGATGTTCTTTGGATAAGTATTCTTAGACACGGTAACACTGATGCGTATTCTGGCGATATTGCCTTAATGAGTCTTGTACCGTATTATACAGCGTGGAATTTAGGAGGACATGAATAATGGCTTTTACAACAAATAATGTAGAAATTGTAGAAATAAAAAAGGTTTTTGATAAGGAGGTAAAAGAGTACCGTATTTATGGAATGAATATTCGCATTGACCCTAATAATGCAGAAGGTTTGATTATAGTTGTTGATTACGGTAAGGGTTATCTTGATGATGATGGAAAATTCGTTGCAGTTAAACGGAACAAAGAAACACTATCTGGTCCATCTATATTGAGCGCCGTGACTGCGCCAGTAACAGAAGGTAACACTAGATACGATGAAATTAAAAATGGCGTATGGAGTACGTTGCTTTCAGAGGGGCTTGTTCCAGAAGGAACGGTTTCGTGAAAAATGGAGATCCCCGTAGAAGTTTTGAGGGGGCTGGTTGATGTCCTAAAAAGCGGTGGAGTTTACGCTGCTTGGGGCCTTTTTGTCGTTCTTTGGTATTTTGAAAGACGACAAAATGTAAAAATGAATAAAGAACTTGTTGAAATTGCCGTTTTAAAAGTAAAGGGAGATGTAGCAGTAGAGAGGACTTTAATGGGAATAAGTGAAACATTAAAAACTCTTGGCTATAATTTGGAATTAATTTCCCGCAATGTAATTGAATTTAAAAATGATTTAAAAAGCTCTCCTTTATTAAAGGGAGAATATAAAATTTTCGCGTTACCTAAGATAGGGGATTACGAAGAGGAAGGTGATTGACATGTTCTGGAAAAAAAGGAAACAAACGTTTGACGAAACCATTGAGAAAGCGAGAAAAGATCCGCAATCCCTTGGGAGTTTGCTTTTAAAGTTTGGTAGAATAGACAATAGTCAATTAGAAAAAGCCTTAAATTATCAACGAGAACACAAAAATGAATTGTTAGGAAAAACATTAATTGAACTTGAATTTATAGACCGAGAAACATTAGAAACCTTTTTGTCTATTCAAGACGAAAAAAAAGTTGATATTGAAAAAGTTTTAAAATTAATTAAGTATCAAGAAAAAAAACTTATATTGGCCCATCGAGCAGTAAGACTAGCTTCTTCCAACATTGTAACAATTGTTTAAAACCAGCGATGACTCGTAACGATTTTCTGATACAATGTTTTATAGGTAAAAGTTAGACAAGAGGAAAAAATGTCAATTTACAAATTGTATCATGGTTATCCGCCAACAGAGCATGAAGACATGCTCAACATGGAACTTGTTGCTGGGGATACACTTCCAGAATACCCATTTTATTTAAAAGATCAAGACGGTGCTGATGTTGATATGACTGGTTTCGTCGCGGAAATGCACGTCGCTTACGCCGTTCCATTAACTATTCCAGCAAATATTATTGATCCAACTGGTGGAGAATTTTTTATTGATTTCGGCCCTGGTGATTTGGTTCAAGGGATTTATTCTGCTGAAATACAAGTCACTAATTCTTCTGGGAAAATACGAACTTGGCAAAAAATTAAATTGATAATTACGCCGGAGATTCTGTAAATGTCATTGATTATTGTTCAGCCATGGATAGAAGACATAAACGTTCAAATGAAAACGTTTGGCCGAACACAGATCTTTCGTTCTGAAACTAAACACGGGTTATACCAAGAGATTACCAATTCTAACACTCGTTTAATATTGCGAGAAGATCAAAATTATTATGATTTTGAAGACTGGAACGGGAGCGAGTTCTTTTGGTACAAATGGCGTCTTTATGACGACGCATCTCAAGAAAATGGACCATGGTCTGAACCCTGGCGTGGTCAAGTACCGGGGGCGACATATTGTCGTTTGGAAGATGTGGAGCGGGTACTTAGGACATCGGGGGATGAACGTAGGATACGTTTTTCGTACTTCTACAAAAATCTTTCCTGTGATTCAGGTAACGAAGGTTCTATAAAACTTTCCAGCTTATCTATTGGACCAGAATATTCTGGCCATGAACCTTTTCAAATAAAATTTAAAAACTCTCAAGAATTTACCGTTTATTCTGGTGAATCTCATAATATTGAATTGACAGTTATAGGCGAAGGAATAGTAAGTGAAGATTTTGTGGCTCCAGATAATAGTGTTAGGATACCTTCTGAATCTTGGGAAGGTTTGGCAAAAGAAAACGACACGATAAGGTTTGACACTGATAGTCACATGTCGCAGGCGGATGCTGTTAGATTTATAAATGATGCAGAAGTTTATGTTGACATGTTGCTAGAAGAAAATTTATCTTGGTTGGAAGCGAAAGAATCTGATTTAAGGTTCACTAGAGATAATATTCCCAAAACACTATCACAAGCTGCTTCTCGTTTTGCCGCATTTTTTATCTATAGTTCTATTTACAATGAACAAACTATTCCGGGTTTACCTGGCAACATTGATGATATTTCTGGCGGTGTTAATAGAGGCCCAGACCAAGAAGATTTAAGTTCGTGGGCGACTCATGCGAATAGGTTGGTCAAAGGTTATGTCAGGAAATATAGTAAGTATTTCAATGGCGAGACGGGTAAAGCAGTATCGAATGGCGCACAATGGATCAAGACTGAATCAATCTTTGAGCGTGTTGGAATATGTGGTGTCAAAGACGGTGTTAAATTTCCAGAACGTAATGTGTTTAAAATTAAAACAGAAGATTCATTTAATTATTGTGTAAATTATGATTTACTGACTGGAGGGATGTGATGCCTAAAACATTAAACGCCCAAGGCTATCAAAGGCTTATAACTGACGCTGATTTATCTTTTGGCCCAATCATAGTTGGTCCCGTTGTAATTGGCGGTTATAATGAATTAGCACTTTATGTTGATCATTCAAATCATATTAGTTTAAGTCAAATTGATATAACTTGTGAAGTTTCTCAAGAGGGAACCAATTGGCATTGGCCGTTAGATGATTCAAACGCACAAGAAATGTCAAGACAAAAAACTGGATTGACATCGGACGAAAAGTGGATTTGGAATTTTAATAGTTTTGAAGGAAACTTTGCTAGATTTCACATTAATGCTGTTTCGGCTGCTCTTGGGGACATTATTACTGTTTCTACACTTGTGATGGGATAAAGATATGTCTGTTTATGGTCCTATAGAACAAAAAGTTGAACGTATAATAGAAGCGCAAAATGTTTCTTCTTTAACGTTGGAAAATAGTGAACCCATTAACGTAAGTGGATTTAGCCAAATTTCTTTGATGATAAGCGTTTCTAATTATGGCGGATTGTCTTCCATGATAGCGGATGTTTATGAATCAACAGATGGATTAATTTGGTTTAAAAGTGAAGACATAAATTCTCATTGGACTAAAGCTTTATCTGGTTCTGAAAATTGGACTTGGGCGCGTCAGATTAATTCTGTTTATTTGAAGGTCGTTTTGACTTTAAGCGGAGCCGCTGGAGAAAATATTTTTTGTGATCTTTATCTTATGAGTTCTCAAGCTGGAAGTTCTTCAGGCGGTACGCCTCCAACGCCTGGCACACTAGAAATTTTAGATGAAGGTGGATTGATTTGTAGCAATGTAACAACTTTGAATTTTATTGGAACAGATGTTTTGTCTCAGTGTGCTTCTCCAGGTATTGTTAATGTTTATATTCCGCCTCCCGCTTTTGATAGCCATTGGAACACTGATGACGGAGCTAATGGCGCACAATGGACAAGTGAATCAATTTCACGTTTAATTGCGCACATTAGTGATCCGATTGCTCAAGGAAATCCATTCAATACTTCTGGTTGGGAAGATACAGTACAACAAGCTACCTTACAAGGCTTGATGACTTTTACGACTCCGAGTACAACAACTGGATTCGGTGGTGATTCTACGGCTCATGTAGTTGTCTATGACGCGAATGGAACAAACATATTAGAAGAACTCACCACGGCTCCTATTACGGCTGATGGAAGTTATGGCAGTGGTAATATACAAGTAACAATTTCTTCTTATGCTGCTGATGGTCCACGCTTTAAAGCACAAATGTCTGTGGTTGTTGACGTGGCTGGAGTTTTGGCTTCCAATAGTTTGTTAAGTGGAAGAATTCATGTTGTGGTAGTCCATATAACTGATACTAATACTGATACTGGAACTGGTTATGCCTTTGTTCAAACTGATGTTTTCTTAGACAATAACCCAAATACTCCTCAAATAAATGGTAACACTTCAATTGTTGAAACTCCCGCGAGCGTTTTAAGTAAACATTTGTCAGGACTTGAATATTATATACTTGGTTCAAGATTCACTGTTGGTGTAATTGACATTGATAATTTGAACCGTGATACTTCAAGGGTTGATTCTAATTTAAATATTATTGGAATCAATTATGGTTTACCTGCTTTACATGAAAGTATGCATGGATCTGGTGCAGCAAATTTTTCAAATTGGTCAAATTTGTATAATGACATTGACGCCAATTATAATTGGGATGCATGGGCCATCACGCAAGGAAACTTTAGATATGTTGGAGACGCGGCTTCAATTGACGCAAATCCTGCTGATACGTGGGGAAATGGCGCTGTTGATAGTTCTCCTGGGGCTTTTATTCTGGTGGATACATGGGGAATAAGGTCAACAGATAAAGAAGAATATTTTGACGATGAAGCTAGACGACAAGATGAATTTTTTAATGCAGGCACTTTCCCAGGCAATTGGAATTCTATGAATAGTTTAGTTTTAAATGAAGCGATGGTTTTTAATAGTCAAATCATGCATCCAGATGCAGCAACATTATTTTCTTCATCAAACGCTGTTAATCTTGATTGGTCTTCTTATCAACCTGATGAAGGTGGCCCGAATCCAGATTATAGTCCTTTAGCTTCTCAAGGTGATGTGAATTATTATAGAACATTGAGAGATTCAACGGTTAATGGGGGACCTTTGTCAGGTATAAGTAGAACTTCAGGAAGATTAATATTTTCTGGTAATTTCATGTCTGACGCTACAATTGATTTGACAAATGGAAATCTTGAAATATTTATTTATAAAGTTTCTGGGATGGGAAATGTTGGGCCAACGCCTGGTAATACAACTCCACTTTTGCTTCATGGTGGTAATTATAATTTTGCTACTTTTGACGATGGAGTGACGGACGGTCATTGTCGTCAAGCAACAAGCTCTGGACAGATTGTTGACTTCACATTTGGTGGTTTTAATATGGAAGATGGAATTTATATTCATGTTAAAATAAACAATAAAATCATACGAATAGATAGTATGATTGTCACATTTATTTAAGGAGTTTGTTATGGTTAGTTTTAACGAAGATTTTTCTGTTATAATTGAAGATAGAAAAGTTAGATTAAGTGTTCGGGTTTCAGAAGGTGTTTCTATAGTTAAGATAACTTCTATTCCTGAATTTGAAGCTATGATTGCTGAGTTTAAAACAAAGCTTCAAGAAACTGATGCAATTTAGGAGTTAATGATGGGCTTTTCCGATGCTGAACGCCGTAATATAGACACCAAGGTGCTTCAAGGATCAGTTTTTGATGCAAATTCAACTGGTGTTTGGTTTGAAAGTCGTTTATTTTCTGGAAAAATGATTGATAGTCGTCAAGTATTAGCTCAAGTTGATATTTTAGAAACTAATCCTGCGGCTAATGTGGCTGTAGCTAGAGCAAATGCAGTTGGCCCATTAGCTGGTGTTATCGCTGATGCTAGTCAGGCTCTTGATGCCATTAGACTGTCCTCAGTTCCAGGGACTAATGGTTCGACTTATGTCGCTCTTTCTGGTTATAACGATTGGTCCAGTCCTAGAATCAAAAATTGGATTCAACCTCAGATGATCCCGCAGGTTAACGGAGCTGCGTCTATTGGTTATGCTGTAAGACTCTATAATGGAGATCCCAATGGAGCAGGCGTAGAAATTCTGACAACCTCTGGAACTTCTGGTTTGGGAATTAATAAAACTGTTGGCTGGATTTTTAATTATGATAATGGTGAATTAATTCTTTCTGATGATTTTAAAGCAAGTGTTCCTGATCCATATATTCTTGGTTTCTTTTACATAGGTGAGACTGGCGGCGCGGGTGGTGGTGCTAGTTGTGAACACACCTACGTTATGGAATTGTTAGGAACTGATTTGTCTCAAGATCCTAATGGAGATAGATATTTTAAAGCTAGACTCCCCATGTTCTCTGGTGGAAATTTCTTAAAAGTATTCAAAGATAATGTTTTGATGGTCAAAGATGTCGATTGGAAATGGGGCGAAGTGAAAATGGGCACTGTCTCCGATCTCGTTGACAATGTTAGTATAACTTCACCAACTCTCACAAGTACATACAGGATTGAATACACGGAATGTCGTTCTAACTATGTTCCAAGAATGTCTCTGTACAGGACAGATAGCAATCCAGCTCCTCATAAGAACATTACACCACGTATGAATTATTATGACGGGGCCATAAATTCGCCATTGGTCATAGAAAAATTCACTTATGCTGATGACAATGAACTAATTTATTTTGTAGACTATATTGATGTTACTGGTTCTCCTCATTCCAGAAGAAATGTTTGTAAATCATTTAGTAATCATTTGCGTGTTGCTGGTGTTACAGAAAATATTACCATGACTCCATATCGCATTGAGCTTTGGAAAACAGGGGCCAGAAAATCTGGTGGCAATGGAAGTCGAGTTGGTGGTTATAATACAGCGCTTGTTCCGTTTAATTCTTACTCTAATAATAGAATCAAAATTTATGCAGAAAATTTCAACTTGCAAGGAACTAGATTCAAGATGATGATTAGGAATACTTTAACAAACGAGATAACATCATTTGCAGATAGAGATTTAGAAGTAAGAAAAAAAGCTGTGTGGAGATACGGTAATAATGGTGACACATATATTGAGTCATATTATATGCCTATTATCAAATGATTTTAGTTTTACAAAAGGAGTCGATGGTTCAGAGGGGCTAATGAATGGTCCTTGGGGCCCAATGTATTAGCGCTTTGGGACGCTAATGATTAACCCCTCTGAGCTATCGACTTGTGAGAATGGGAGACGTAATGGAAGGTGATGGAAAAAACAGAGAAACAGGACAGAAACTGTTCTACGATACTCTCATTGACACTACTATGTCATACCCATGCACTAGACCAAAAATACTTAAGATGAATGAGCGTTTTGCTCCAGAAGTGACAAGTGGTTGGATTCATGGAAAGTTTGCCAAGAGTAAGTGGCAGGTGACTAATTACACAACCAATGAAATGTATGATAATTTGAGTTTTCCTATTCCAGAAGACTTTGCGAGTTGGAAAAATTACAATATTCCAAATGATGGTTCCTTTTTTGATGAAGAAATCGATCTTCGTGTCTATGATATTGTAGATGAATCAATCCCCATATTCTCTAGGGCATGGGGTTACAACACAATGTTTATGGCCATGAAGGGGAGAGGTCGTTATAAGATTAAACCAGCAACTATGCACTATGGTAAAGGTTATCAGCAACTACTTTTCGATATGTGGACTAGAGCTTATGGTGGATTGGGTGGATTTTCTGCTGCTAACTTCAGTGAACAGAGTAAACACCGAGGATTGTTTTGGACTGCTTCAAATTATAGAAATATTTACAGTATGCCAAAAGTTGATGACTCTGAAACAGTCAGAGGGCCTTTTTCTCATGCTCACGGGATCGCAGATAGGCATGATTATAGCGTTGCTGGTGGACTAGAACAGACTACTGATAGCAATTACTACATAAATAAAGTATATTTTGCATACGAAAGTTCCTATGGAAATCACTTTACGTTAGTAGGGTCTTCTCATGCCAATGTTAAGAGAATTCGTAGTACTGTTCTCAGTAACGACGGAGGCAAAGGCGTAGCTTTTTATTCATTGAGCAATACTGTCGATTCCAACAAAAAAGCAATCTTAGTTAAGCCTATGGGTATTGATATTGTGTGGCTGGATTGGTTTGATCCGATAGTCTACGATCTTGAAGTCGTTTATTTTTACACTAACAAACAACAAATTTATTTCAGAACAATCGATCCAAGTGAATTTTGGCGTTCAAGTCCTAAAAATGGTGTAGGATTGTTTAAGAATGTTTTCATGAAAGGGATCCCAATGGTTGGTGCGAATTATAGAAGTTCAAGATATAATGCGTTTCCTGATATCTACTTTAGATTGAGAAAAAAATCTAATGGTGGAGTTGGCAGGTTGTCGCGTTCAAAGGTTTCAATGCACTTTGGTTCAGATATCTACCCATGCAATTTTATGGTGAAGAACGGAACAAAAAGTGTATAATGTTTATAGGGAAGGCCTAAGTAATGTTCTTCCTGGTTAGGGGATGGCCCATGTAATGTTCATCCTGGTCAGGGGAAGGCCTATGTAATGTTCTTCCTGTTTTGCCTCTCTCTGGTTCAATCCCAGAGAGGGGCTTTCCCATCTTTTAACTGATGGCGAAAGCCTTTCTTGGTAGGAGAATATCATGGCCTTTGGAATGGACAACTATCAAACTAGTGGTTCTTACACAACATTTGTTGATTCAATTTTTTGTAAGAAGATTGACGTATAAAATGTATCAGTACAATGCTATGGTAGTCAGAGTTGTGGATGGAGATACTCTTGACCTTATGGTTGATTTAGGATTTGATATTTTTCAAAAAATGCGTGTGCGATTATTTGGAATTGATACCCCCGAAATTTATGGTGTAAAACGTGATTCTGAAGAATATTCAAAAGGTAAATTGGCTTCTGATTTTGTAAAGAAAATACTTCACCCCGGAACCAAAGTGTCTATGAATTCAGTTAAAGATAAAAGAGGTAAATACGGGAGGTATCTAGCTACAGTGTTTTGTGATATGAATGGAGTGTTAACAAATTTAAATGATATGTTGGTCACAAATGGATTGGCTGTAAAGAAAGATTATTAGATGATAAAAGTAGATGTAGATTTAACTGGAATAGAAAATTTATCTGGAAATTTTAGATTATTTATAACTGATTTTGTTAATTTATCTTCTAATTCAAATGAAAAGTTCATCGGCACAATTAAAAAAGTCATGAGCACCAAAATTAGAAAAAATTACAATATTGCAAAGTCTTATCCGACAGGTTCTGAATGGAGAAAAACAAAAGCAGAACTCGTTGGCAAACCAATGAGCGATGTAAAGAAAAAATTAGAAAAATTTGGATATGATACCATAAGATTTTCTGGTGGCGACTGGCTCCCTATCAACCATTCTAGCAATTGGAAAGCCACGGGAACTTTAGAAAAAAGATTCTTTCGAGATGTCCCTGCTGAAAAAACAAAAACAGTAAAAACTGGTGATGGAATATCTTTAGAATCTTCCATGGATGTTTCAGATTTAAAACCAACAGAATATGGCGGCCAATGGGTTCCTTATCCCGTTGCTATTGCCGATATGATGATGGATATAAGCGACGATAATGCTTCTATTATGTATGTGTCAGAACATGGTAAAGATGAAATTTCTGATATACTTAAAACTGAACTTGAATTTATATTAAAAAATAAATATTCTTCTTCAAAAGTTGGAGAGAAGGGTTAAAACATGGGTCCAAAAGATTGTTCTACAGAAGACTGCGCTATTACAAATTGTTTACCAACAGGACATTTAATTAAAACAGGAAATTTATTTTCTGATGTAGTTAACAACTTAGTTGAAATAATTAAACGTGAGCAAAGAGAAGATAAAGGACAGAAATTAAAATACATTAGAAGGCTTCATGAAGTGTATGACGGCGATATAATTATAGTGCCAAGAACGCCTTGTATAGCTGTTTCTTTTGATAGTTGGAGCGAAGGGGTAAGAACAATTGGGCAAAGATATCCACAAGCTATGCATATAGAAGCGAATATTGTGGTACACTATTACCATCAAGAGTTAAACAACAAGATAAAAGACATTGAAATTCGCGACGCCCTTTGGGAAATCTCTCGTATTCTACGGCGCAATTCGGACTTGAACGGACTCAGTACGAAAGGCGCGATAATAGAAGAAGGAGTTTCAGCCGTTAGGGTGAAGCAAAATAAGGTTTATGTGGGTGGAGTTATTCACATGACCGTCCCCGTATTGTTTGAAGAACGACGTGGGGTTACACCAATCCAGGCTCATGGTCATAGGGGCCGTTAAAGTCTGAAGGAGAATGAAAATGAGCATATGTAGTTTTAGACATGCTGTTGGTGCACGCGGCAAATTGTCTTACGGTGATGAAAATTGCTGGGGACGCGCTGTTGAACCTACCAACGAAATCGCTTTCAAAACTGAAGGTTTCAAAAATGAAATTGGCGACCTTCGTTCTGAAGCCCTTGACCCGAATCGTTCTTTGACGAAACGTGTTAATGGAGTTTCCAGTGTCAGTGGCGAATTTGCTTTTGAACAAAATGTAACTGGTTATGAATTTATCGCGCGACATGCTCTTGGCGATTATGTCAGCGTTGCTTCTGCTGATGGCGCTATTGGCAGTCGCGTAACGACTGAATACGCTGCTTCTGTAAATGATATAATTGTGGCGGATAATAGCGTTTTTGTCGCTGGTACTGGCGCTGGCGCTGGTAATCATTATTTCTTGGCCGCTATTTACAAAGATTCAAGCGGTAAGCTTAAATCTGAGATTTCAATAGCTCAATATACTTTGCACACTGACGGCGTTACCATTAATGGCGCTTCTTCATTGTTTACAGTGAAAGTTCCTCTTGGTGCTTACATTGTCCAGACAAATTCTGACTGGAACAATGTTCACACGCATTATATCGAAGCGGCCCGTGATCTTCCTGAAGGTCTTACCTTTGAAGTTGGTCGCGATGTGGCTTATTTTGTTTACACGGGTATGAAAGTCAATACTCTTGAGTACACTTTCAACGCTCAAGAAATTTGTCAAGGTACTGCAAGTCTTGTCGGCAAGGGTGAATATAGTGGCGGCCTTTTGAACACTGCTACTACTGAACTTTCAGCTTCTGTTGTTATCGACACCTTTGGCATGGATATTTATGTTGCTGGCCAGCAAGTCTCTGCTGCAATTGCTAATGCTGCAAACGATGAGACTGCGGCTGCAAATAGTGATACGCCTAATGATGTTAATCTTTTGGCTGCTTCCACTTCAACCAATGACACTTATGAGTTTGGTCTTGCGAGCAAACTATCTTGCGTTACAGTACAGAATCTTACACTTGGCGCAGAAACAGACTTAAACCTTGTTTGGGAATATTATAACGGCACAGCTTGGGTCGCTCTTAATGTGACTCAAGATGAAATTGGTGACACTTTTGTTGCTGGTTCTGTTGCTGGTTCTGTTGGCGAAAAAACCACCACGTGGGACGTTCCAAACGACATGGCGACTACAACTGTTGCCGCGCTTGGTCCTTTCTATTATGTTCGTATGCGCGTTGATGGTGTTGTAGTCGCTGGTACTGCCGCTGTAACTGCTGACCGTGTTTGGGTCGGTCCATCTGCTATTGGCTTTCCACGTGAAGGTGGTATTCTTCAGGTTGGTTCAGAAAATGGTGTAGCTTTTAGCTCTTACACCATTGATTATGATACTGCGTTAGCAACTTTCATTGTGGACCCCGTTGAATGGAACCGAGGTTCAGCCCATGAACTCGCAGAGCCTGTTGTTAGTCAACAGACTTGGGGTCATAATGTGGCTCTTCCGACTGATACAGATCCGCTTTCAAGTTATCAAGCAGCCGCTTACATGAATGGTGTATATCAGGAAGTTTTGAGTGCTACCGTTACGTTGAATAACAATCTGAATACTGATAAATTCCAGATTGGCGCTCGCTTCCGCGCTGGTGTTCCTGAAGGTATGCGTTCAGTTGAATGTACGCTTAATGCTGAGTTTGATGATCTTATTCTTTATCGTAAGTATATTGATCATAATGGCTTTGAGCTTGAAATCCGTGCCGTTCAGGATTCAGAACCTATTAACACTGCGATTCTTGTTGATCCAGTATACGCTTCGAAAACGTTGTTTATGCCAAAGGTTGAACTTACTGGCACGACCCCCAATATTGGTGGCCCTGATCAGATTTTAATTGACCACCCTGGCGTTTGTATGCGTGATACGGTACGAGATATCAACGAATTGGTTGTTATCTTCGTTAATGAGAGTCCTAGTGTTTAACTGGGAGATACAGTTGTTACGCTGCTGTCCTGCGGGTTCCTCGTTCTGGATACGCTTTGTTTGATGATAACACATCGGACGTAGAAAGAATGGGATTATTGGTCAGGCGTTATTGTTC